CTCAGACGATCGTCATTGTCGCCAACCAGAAGCGCCGAAGCATGGCCCTCTTCCGTGATGTTGTCCGAGATCTTGAAGACAAGTTCTTGTGCAAGGTTCGATGGCAGAACGGCGACGAGCGAATCAACTTCCCAGACGGATCATCTATCGCAGTCGTCGCAGCTTCCGCTCACGCTCACGGAATGACAGCCTCAGTCATCCTCGTGGACGAATTGTGGGACATCAGTCCCGAAGTCGTGTTTACTGCGCTCAGGCCATCACAGGTCGCCATCAAGAAAAATCCGATGATGATGATGTTCTCCACCGCCGGCGACCAAGGCTCAACAGTGCTCTTACAGCTTCGAGAGCAAGGCATGGCAGCGATTGACTCAGGCCGAACTGGCTCGCTCTATTTCGCCGAGTGGTCACTTCCTCCTGGAGTCAGTTTGGAAGATCGGCGCTATTGGGGCTGGGCGAATCCTGCGCTGGGTACGACGATCACGATGAAGGCGCTTGAGCTCGCGTTTGACTCGCCAAATCGTCAAGCGTTCATCCGAGGCCATCTGAATCTGTGGGTGGATTCAACTAACTCCTACCTTCCGATTAACTTGTGGAACGATCGGAAAAGTGTGGATCCGATGCCTCCGATCCAGTGGCTCGTCATTGACTCATCGTTAGACGAATCACGCTATGTCGCCATTGGTTGCGCGTACGACGGGACGCGCGTGATTGTGACGACCGAGTTTGTCGTGGAGTCCGCTCAGCAGATGTGGGCCGAAGTCGTGACTCGAATGTCAGACCCATCTGTCAAGCTCGCGTGTACTCCATCGCTGGAGATCCACTGCCCTCCAGATCTTCGCCGAAGGATGACGATCGTCGGCTATGCGGAACTCATCAAGTGGACAGGTGCAGCTCGCGCGATGATCGTTGAGGATCGTGTTCGCCACACTGGCGATCTTGCACTGTCAGAACACTTCGCTCGAGCGGTAGCAGTCAAGACTGGCGGAGCGATCGTGCTTAGTTCGCAGAAGAGTCCAGGCCCGATAGAGCTCGCCCGATGTTCAGTGTGGGGAATCATGCTCACATCACGACCGAGAGCATCAGCGAAACCTCAGATGGCTTTCGGCTGACCCTAGTGGACACGCGCTTGCAAGTTTGAGAGACTCGCAAGCGATGGCACTCTTCGGAAGTAAGAAGCAGGACGCGACCCCTGCGTTCGCGCACGCACCGCTTCAAGCTGCAGCAGGTAGCGCCTCACAAAGCGGACTCGGTCAGTTTTGGAGTTACACCGTCGGGGCGGCTTCAGAGCTGGCCTTGTCTGTGCCTACCGTGTCTCGAGCGACACAGATGATCATCTCGCTCGTCGGCTCACTTCCTCTTCGCCATTACACGACACAGTTCAACGGCGAACGGTACGAGAAGATCTATCTTGAGAACGAATCATGGATGGACACTCCAGATCCAACCTTGACGCGTAACTTTGTCATGTCGAATCTGTGCATGGATCTCATGATGCGCGGACGCGCCTTCCTCTATGTGACTTCACGCAGCTCTGCTACCGGACGGCCTCTCGCTTTCCAGTGGATGCCCTGCGAGATGGTTGACACATTGGATCAGCCCGGTCCGCAGTTCTTCGGAAAATCCAACCAGATCACATTCAACGGCATCCAGATTCCGACACAAGATGTCATCCAATTCCTCGCACCCGTTCAAGGATTCCTCTGGACAGGTCGCCGAGTACTAGAGACCGCCATCAAACTTGATCGCTCCGCTGAACGCTTCGCCTCAAATGAGATCGTTGCAGGCTACTTACAGCAGACCGACAGCTCTGAACCTCTTGACGCTGAATCACTTGGTGAGCTCGCTGCAGCATGGAGCAACGCGCGACGCGTTAACGCTGTTGGGGCCTTGAATTCGGCTGTAAAATGGGAGCAATTCGACACCGACCCTAGTCGCCTCCAGCTCATTGAAGCTCGGAACTTCAGCGCACTCGAACTGTCTCGAGCAATCGGAGTCCCTGCGTACCTTTTAGGAATTGGAATTTCTGGCTACAATTATTCCAACGCGACACAGGCCAAGCAAGATCTCTATCTGCTCGGAGCCAAGCTTTACATGGACTGTATTCAGGAGACCCTCAGCGGAACAGACATCCTGCCTCGTAATAGGTTCGTTGAATTTGACACCGAAGATCTGATAGCAGATGTAGAGATGAATCGCTCAGAGATTGACATTGAAGAACCTGCCTCTATGCGAACCCCTCAGGAGATGCCCTCATGATTCGACTTACTGCTCAACAGATCACACTTGACGCTTCCGCCGATGGCGAACCATCACGCCAGATCACAGGGCTCGCCGTTCCTTGGAATGTCAAGGCCCAACTGAGTGGTGGCGAGAGTGTGATCTTCCTTGAGGGCTCACTTCCCGAAGATGGCCCAATGCCGAAGCTCCTGGAATATCACGACGAGACACGCGTCATCGGACGCGTCACCGAGCGAGTATCAACCGCCGAGGGAATGATGTTCGTCGCCAAGTTGAGCGCCACTCGTGCAGCTGACGACGCTCTCGCACTGCTCGCCGATGGCGCTCTAGATTCGGTCTCCGTTGGCGCAGTGCCTACCAAGTTCAAACGCCTCGCAGACGGGACGCTAGAAGTCTCTGAAGCAAAGTTCGTAGAGCTCTCGGTCGTCACGACACCGGCATACGCCGACGCTCAGGTCTACTCAGTCGCTGCCTCTTCACCCGAAGAGGAAGCACCCGACGAAGAAGAAGAAACACCAACCCCAACCCCAACATCCGAGGAGGATGAAATGTCAGAATCAATCGAAGCAGCAGTACCCACTGCACCCATCCAATACGCAGCACCGAAGCGCGAGTTCAAGCTTCCCACTATTGCGGAATACATGATCAAGTTCGCAGCAGGCGGATCTGAGTTCGCTGAGTTCAACCAGCGCATCGTTGCAGCTGCACCGAATGTCACCTCAACCGACACACCCGGCATCTTGCCAGTGCCGATCATCTCGCCAATCTATAACAACTTTGTCGCGAACTACCGTCCGTTGATCACCGCTATGGGAGTCCGCCAGATGCCAGCATCCGGCAAGGTGTTCATCCGTCCGAAGGTCACCACGCACACGACCATCGGCGCAAGTAACGGCGAACTCGTCGCACTTGATCAAGGAACTTTCGTCGTGGACGACATCCAGATCACCAAGGCCCTCTACGGTGGCTATGTCAACTTGTCCGAAGAGTCAATGGACTTCACCTCGCCCGAAGTTCTCGGTGCATTGATTGACGACATGGCTCGCATCTACGCGAACGCCACCGACATCGCAGCTTGTACGACTTTCCAAGCCGGAGTTTCGCAGACCGAAACGCTGACAGACGACACCTCGCCAGCAGACTGGGTCTCATTCATCTATGGCTCAGCGAAAGACATCCTTGAAAATTCGAATGGCAACTTGCCGAATGTGCTTGTCTTGTCACCTAACTATTACGCAGGTCTAGGCTCATTGAGCGACGACTCTGGTCGTCCGTTGTTCCCAAATATTGGGCCACAGAACGCATTCGGCACAACTGCAGCGAGCAACTTTAACGGCAACGCTTTCGGCTTGAACCTTGTCGTGGATCGCAACATTTCAAACCAGGTGTATGTCGGTGACAGCACTGGATTCGAATGCTGGGAACAACAGCGCGGAGCTGTCAGTGTTGAACTTGCAGACGGTGCGCTCGGTCGAGTTATCAAGTTCCGTGGCTACTTCTCGTCTGTCATGATTGACGCGACGAAGTTCGTCAAGCGAGCCTGAACCGACTAGACGAGTAGAGGGAACGAACGATGGCAACATTTACAGTCACGCATCACCAGCGTCTGTCAGATGTTGCCGTCGTTCAGACTCTCGAGAACACTGACATCGCGATCGGTCAAACGATCACGCTCTCAGGTCTAGGACATGGCCTCAACGGCTCACACATTGTCTATGCAGTACCGACCTATTTGTTCATCGGCATTGACGAAGAAGGCGACTACCTTTTCGACTCGGATGTCATCATTCCGAACCAGTTGCTCTTCAACGATGTCGGCGACGACCTTCCACGATCAGCTGCAGATCCTGTCGGATCGCTCGTCTGGACTCAGACCTGCACATGGATCACAGTCAGCGATCTCACCGAATTTCTCGGCATTAGCGGAGCGACCGCCAATGACACAAGTTTCATGACCTCATCAGTCAACGCTTCGAATGCATGGTCGTTTAAACGCAGAGTGCAGGCTGGCTACCACGACAGTCTCACGACCGTCCCCGATGCTGCAGTTAAAGCTGGTGTCGTGCTCATGGCTGCATCGTTGTACCGTGAGCGCGGAAGTTTGGACTCTTTCAACAGTTTCCAAGACATGAACATCTCCGCACCTGTCGCTTCAATGGGGCGGATAAACCAGTTGCTCGGCATCAAGAGATCGCAAGTGGCATGAGATGGCAGGCATCTTTACAGAAACGATTGATGCTGTCTCAGCGACGATCACAGCTCTCGGCCTTGTGCCGGTCACTGATCCTCGGAACGCTCGACCTCTTACTGTATTCGTTGAGCTTCCTACTTTCAGTTCGTTCAATAACCAAACGGCGGACATCACGATTGATCTCCGAGTGTTGGGCGCGCCACCCGGCAACAGCGACACTACGCAGTACATACTCGGAGTCGTTGATCAACTAATGAACTCCTCTCTCGCAGTCATCTCTGGCAGACCTACGATCGCCTCGATCGGTTCTGCCGAGCTCCCTGCTT